AGTTTTATGAAATGCTTTCAAGAAAAGAAAGAGATAATTAAGACAAAAAGGTATTGGGTTTAATCCCTAAAATGAGAAAAAAATAAAATGACGATAAACCAAAGAATAACAATAATTTATAGGTTATCACCATAATGGGATATATGAGTATATAAAGTATACGGTATACTCACACAATGCGAAAATAAAGTAGGTTGGGTCGCTGTATTGCAATGCGATAAACAAATATGCAAACTAGCTAGAAAATATTTTCCATAATAAATAATTCTCCTTCTGCCTTTATTTATCTGATTAACGAATAAAGGCAGAAAAATTTTTTTTACGCTTGACAATATTATAAAATTAGTATAAAATTTTTAATTTTATTTTAGGAGGATGATATGTATAATGAAGATTTAAAGATGATACAAGAATTCAAATTATTGATCGAAGTTAATCACCAGCACATGATGGACAGCTTTAAAAAATTGATAGAAATGAACGATGATATTATCAGAGAGATCCAAGAAGCAAAAAAAATACAATGATGAAAGTTTAGAAGATATAAAAATAGGGTTAACATGCTAGATTTAATGCAAATATCAATAATTTATAAAAATGCCTATAAAGTATTGATTTATAAGGGTTTAAAGGTGTTTTTGTTATATTGAAATTCGTTAAATTTTAAGGCTATTTTAAGAGTTATTTTGAATTAGGTATAAGTTTATGTGTTGATAATTTAAGAGGCTAAATAGGGGGTTAAATTGAGTTTTTCAGTCGAAGTCAGAGAAGTTGTCAGTACAGTATTATGCTGTGCCGTTTGTTAAGATAATTTTTAATTTATAATCCACATGACATTTTGTCAGATGAACTTAAAAGTCTTTGGGTGATCAACCTTTAAATTAATAGAAATTAAAAATTTAGACTGTCCAAAAATGGGTAGTCTTTTTTATTTTGCAGAGGAGGTGAAAATATAAAAAAGAATCGTTCAAAATTTAACATAGACAAAAACAAGCAAAACCGTACATATAACAATGTAACCTTTGATTCAGAACTGGAGATGAAATATTACAGAGATGTAATTTGTGTAGGACTTAAAGATGGCACAATTAAAGATTGTCAGCTTCAAGTCAAATATGAATTGCAGCAGAAGTTTAAATTTAAAGGTAAAAATATTTTAGGTATTAACTATGTTGCGGATTTCGTTATTACTTATGCCGATGATTCAGTAATAGTTTGGGATACGAAAGGCTTGCCGGATAGTTTAGCAAAAATTAAAAAGAAACTATTCCATTACAAGTATCCAGATGTTGATTATCGTTGGATCGGATATTCAATGCAAGATGGAGGATGGTTGGAATATGATGAGATTCAGAAAGCAAGAAATAAGAGAAAGAAAGAGAAAAAGTTAAAGTTAATGGCAGGGTAAATTTGAGTGACCGCAAAGGTCATTTTTTATTTTTATATTTTTTTGTGAGTAACCAATAAATACCCACAATAAGCATATCACATATGCAATAGCAAGTCAAATTAAAATTAATTATAGGAGGAGATTTTTTTATGAGTAAAAAGCAAAAATTAATTGGTCGTAGTGGAGTTTATGGTTGGTATGTTGATGGAATTATCAGATATGTTGGAAGTGCTGGATATTCTTTTGAAAGTAGAAAAAGCAATCCATTAGCTACTTTACGGAGAGGTAAGCATAGCAACAAGAGATTACAAAATATGTTTAATGAGGTAGGAGAAAAAAGATTTGAATTAAGAATATTAGAAAAATGTGCAAAGAAAAACTTATATGTTTTAGAGAAACATTATAAAGATTTATATAAGGATACTGTTTTCAATGAGCGAGATATTATTAAACTAACTAAGAAGATTAGACGAGGTAAGCAAGCTGCAAATCATAAACAGAAGTTCAGGGAACTTTTTTCTGGTGAAAAAAATCCAATGGCTCGATTGACGGAAATTCAAGCTGGAGAGATCCTATTTTTGAAATTACATACTAAGTTGAAGCATAAAGAAATTGGGGATTTATATGGTGTTTCGGCTAGTCAAGTTAGCAGAATCGGTAATATTAGATGGATTGGTGTTAAAGAGTGCATACCGGCTGGTTATGAGGTAGAAGTAGAAGAAACTAAAAATAAAGTTATGGATATATTTGAATTTATTAATTGTGCAATTAGTTAGGTGGTGGAGATATGAACGATACTAAGAAAAGAATCTATTCAGTTAATCTAATGGCTTACTTGGTAAGTAATGGTGTTACTGACTATGAGTTGATAGAGGATGAAGATACACCAGGTAAGTATTATATGACAGTACATAGCAATATTTCTGAGTTAAAAAGCACATATAAGAATGATGTTAATTTGCATAAGTTTCTGAGTGGATTTAAGTTTATTAGGAAAGAGATTATGAAAAGGAAAAGGGTTAGTTAGGTTTATGGTGTGATTAAGGTTGTCGTAAGGGTGCGACAGCCTTTTCACTTTATTTTAAATGTTATTGGAGGAATTATATGAATTCTGATGAAAAGGAACGATGGTTAAAATTTATTGAAGCAGTTGAATTAAAAAATCCTTGGAAATATGTTGCTTTGGTTAATGGTGAGAATATGTATTATAGTGATGAATATTTAGATAATACACCTTTAGATGAAATTGTTGAAAAATATGTTAAATATATTCAGGATAATAGTTGATAGGAGAGATATTATGTCATTAGATGATTTATTGGTGGTTTATAAAGAGTTGATGAAAGCTCAGGTTAATTTTTTACTTGATAAAGATATTTTCGTTGGTGATATTCAGGATTTGATTAAAGAAGTGATGAATGATATTGAGAATAGTGAAGATTGGTGTGAAGGGTGTCATACTTGTAATAAGTATATGAGGTGATTAGAGGACTGCTTAAAATTTCCTTGCCTTAAAATGGTGGTCATGGAGGTAATAGATATACTAAAATCAGAACGAAATAATTTCGCACTGAAAAAACAACAAAAAGATATAGCAGAACAAATTCAACTGTCAAATGAGTTAAAGTTTATGTTGGTCAGTGTTACTGACAAGATAGTTAATAAAATATTAATTAAATTAATTACTTACAATGTCGATATTTGTTGAAATATTTGTAAAGGATAAACCTTCTTTTTGTTGAAGTATATAAACAGAGAGGAGGTGTAATTATGTCAGTGTTTAAGTATTATTTGAAACCAAATGATGATATTGTAATAATTGATGGTAATTTAGTTGTTAATTGTAAGGGTAAAGATTTAATAGATATGTCACCTGAATGGAATGGAGAATTTAGCATAGGTGACATAATCACAACAGATGATGGGAAAAAACGAATAACGGAAATTGAAATTAATTTTCCAGATAAAGATGATGAAAATACTAAATATGTGCTAAAATTGAAATAATTATTATTAATTTAGGAAGGACTGAGCAATCAGTCCTTCTTTATTTTTGGAGGTGATTAGTGTGGAAGATAAAGATTTGAATGATATAAGCAAGAGTAACACTATTAAAAGTAAGAAATCATCTGTATATAAACCAAAAGGTTATCCATTAAAATTTAAAAATTCTGAAGAGTTAAATAAATATATTAAAGAATATTTTGAATGGGCCAAAGAAAATGAAATGGAGATAACTATAACTGGATTGGCGTGGTGGTTGAAGTGTAGTAGGACTACATTGATTAACTATGAGAAGTGTGATGAGATTGATTGGTTGAAAAGTGTTGATGATGAAACAAAGAGGAAATTAATGAACACGATAAAAGAAGCTAAGAGATATATTGAGATGCACTATGAAGAACGTCTATATAATAGGTCTAAGGCCACAGGTGGTATCTTTGCTTTAAAGAATAACTATAATTGGGTTGACAAGCAAGAGATAGTACAGACAAATAAAGAGATTATCGTTGATATTATTGATGATGAAGAGATTAAATAATACAATACACGTTCACAAGGGTAGGGTTGTGATACTATAAACTTACCCGTTTAAGTATTAGTAATAGTTATCAGCGAAATGTAACTTACACCTATGTACACAGTGTATCTATTTATGATCCGAGAATAATTGTTATGTTAACTAGATTTATTATTGAACATTCAAAAAACATAGATATAATCATGGGTACAAAGTTTTGATAATAATTATGCTGGATTATTCGGAACAATAGACAATAAATAGGTATGTTTATAAAGTATTTATATTATTCTAGCATAATTATTATAGTATTTGTATTGATAGAGTAAGAAGTAATATTAGTATGAATAATTTCTTTTATGTTAAGTTGAGGGAAATAAAAAAAAATTTTTCTTCAAAATTAAAAATATTTTGAAGAAAAATTTTAGACCCACCCCCCTCCAATTTTGAAAAAAATTTTGCCCGATATACCAAATTTTAATTTTTTCACTCAAAACACCAGGATTAAAAAATGGAGGTGATGCCATGAGTCAATCACAACAAAAAATAAAAATAACTAAACGTGTTTTCAACGAAGTATACTATCCACATCTTCAACAATATAACACTCGATTCAATATATTCTATGGTGGTGCTGGCTCTGGTTGAGCAAATCCCATTTTGTAGTACAAAAATTAATTTTTAAATATCTAAAATTTCCAAATCGTAAATGTTTAGTTATCAGAAAAATTGCCAACACAATCAGAGATTCAATCTATGCATTATTTAAATCAGTTATATCAGACTGGGGACTTTATAATCAAGTTGAATTCCGTGACAGCTACTTAACAATTAAATTTCAAAATGGCTCTGAGTTTATTTTTCGGGGTTTAGATGATTCAGAAAAAATAAAATCAATTGCAAATATTGATGATATTATTATTGAAGAAGCAACTGAATTAACTTTAGAAGATTTCTCACAATTAAATTTACGTTTACGCTCAAGAAATCCATATAATCAAATTCATTTAATGTACAATCCAGTATCAAAATCTAATTGGGTATACAATCATTGGCATGATAGAGAAACAGACCCTCAGACAACAATACTACTTCATACTACATATAAACATAATAAATTTCTTTCTCAAGATTATATTAAAACATTAGAAGATATGAAAGAAACAAATTTCACCTATTACAAAATATATGCTTTAGGTGAATTTGCCACACTTGATAAAACTATATTTAATAATTGGAATATAGAAGATTTCGATTATATACAACTACTAAAAGAAAATAAAATTCTTAAAGCTGTCTTTGGTCTTGATTTTGGTTATATCAATGATCCGACAGCTTTTATTTGTGCATTAGCTGATGATACTAACAGATTACTTTATATCTTCAATGAATTTCAAGAAAAAGGTATGCTGAATAATGAGATAGCAAAAAAAATAATAAATCTAGGATATTCAAAAGAAAAAATAATAGCAGATTCAGCAGAACAAAAAAGTATAGAAGAAATAAAAAGGTATGGTATTAATAGAATTGTACCAGCGAAAAAAGGCTCTGGTTCTATTCTTACAGGTATTCAATTTCTTCAGCAATTTAAAATAGTAGTTCATCCATCATGTATACATATTATTGAAGAATTCCAAAATTATACATGGAAAAAAGATAGTAATGGAATTTATATTAATACTCCTGTAGATAAATATAATCATGGTATTGATGCTTTGCGTTATGCAGTTGAAGATTTAAACAAAAGAAGACATTTAAGTTTAGTTGAAAACCAGTAGGCTGGTAAGTAAACAAGTATACACACGTAAACATCAATAAAATCAAGGCATAAAAGTATACTTAATTTAATAAAGAAAGTGTGGTGAAAAATATACTTACTGACTTAAACTTTTTGCAAATTGGTCAATCTTGGCCACCTGATGATATTGATACTAGAGAAAGATTAAAAATGTATAATACTAATCGTTTACTTTTCAAAGGTAAGCATGATCAAGTATATACTGATTGGGTTAGACTTCTTAGAGATGATCAACAGGCAACAATGGAAATAATAATTAATTGGCACAAAAGGTTATCTAAATTATTCGCTGATTTATTATTAGGTGAACCTCCTAGGATCATAGCAGGTGATGTAGGCACACCTGAACAAATTAATTTAGATAGAATAATTGAAGATAATAACTTTATCATGGAAGCATACAAGGTTGCCTTAGATACTTCAAGATTTGCAGATGGATTATTTAAAATTAGATATGATGATAATAGAGCAATCATTGAAGTTAATAGTCCTGCTGTATGGTTTCCAGTTGTAAATCCTTTTAATGTTAGTGATATTAAAAATCATGTTTTAGCATGGACATATAAAGTAAATAAAACTGATTATCTTAGAGCAGAGATTCATTATAAAGGTAAGATTCAAACTAATACTTATATCTTGCAAAAAGATAAAATATCTGAATTAGTGGAATCTACTACACAAGAAACAGGTATAAATGATTTTCTAATTGTTCGTGTGTCTAATTTAATAACTTCTGAAGATGTAACTGGAAATGATGATTATACAGATATTGATAGTATTATACAGGAGATTGAGATAAGATTTTCCCAAATTTCTAGAATTTTAGATAAACACAGTGACCCTAATATGTGTGGGCCAAGTAGTGCTTTAGAAATAGATCCAACAACTGGACAATATAGTTTTAGAGGTAGTAATAAATATTTTCCTGTAGAAAGTAAAGATGATATTATACCACAGTACATAGTTTGGGAAGGACATCTTGATGCAGGATTTAAGCAAATAGACTATTTAATTGAGCAGTTATATTTTCTTAGTGAGACAAGTGCAGCAGCTTATGGAAATTTGAAACAAGGTTTAGCCGAGAGTGGTAGTGCTTTAAAGCGTCTATTATTAGCACCCTTGGCAAAAGTTAACAGAATTCGTTTATCTTTTGATCCCCAAATTAAAAAAGTATTAAAATTAGCTTCTGCATTAGAAGTGGCACAATCAAAACCAGGAGCAATAAAGTTAAGTAATATTTTCATTTCTTGGAGGGACGGATTACCTGAAGATGATGGAGAGAAAACTACAATTGAAACGCAAAGATATGGTGCAGGATTATCTTCCTTAGAATCATCTATTAGACGTTTAGACGGATTAGAAGGGCAACAATTAGATAGTGAGGTAGATAAAATAAATGCAGAAAAACAAGCTTCATCTGTAGAACCTCCTAAAATAACATTACCTAATTCTGGAAGTGTTGTATAATGGCAATAGATGAAGAATTAATCAGAGAATCAGAGGATGAAGGAGATAGATTAACAAGTCTTTTTGCAATGGTAAATGATTTTATCATAAAAGCATTTACCATTGCAATATCAACAAATATATTTTTGAAAGGTATTAACAAGGCAAAATCAGATTCTTTGAATATCCTTAATGATTTAAGAGGTGAAACAAAAAAATGGTTAGCTGAAGTAATGCCTAAAATTTATTTTTCTGGTGTTCAATTCGCTGATAAGCAAATTAAAAAAGCTGGTGGAAAACTTGTTGATATGGGAGAGATTCACCAAATAGCAGTTCAAATTATTTCAGATTCTATATATAATCGTTTAGAGCAACAATTCTTTACTGTTGGCAGAAGGGTAGAAGATATATATAGAAATTTAGCTTTAGAACATATAAAGCAAGTTTCAATAGGTAATAAATCATGGCAACAAGGTTCAAGAAATTATTTAAATGATCTACTAAAGAATGGAATAACAGGTTTTCAAGATTCAGCAGGTAGACAGTGGAACATGAAATCTTATACAAAAATGGTAATAAAAACAGGTACTATGGAGACACATCTTAATGCTACAGCAAATAGATTTGTTGAAAATAAATATGATTTAATAAAAATATCTAAACATTCTAATCCATGTGAGTTATGTAAACCTTGGGAGGGTGAAATATTATCCCTTACTGGTAAAACTTCAGGATATAAAACACTAGAATATGCAAAATCTAAAGGTTTATTCCATCCAAATTGTAAACATGCCTATGGAGCTTATTTACCAGAATTGGATAATTAATATTTATAATTGCCTTTTTTAGTATTTTGTAGGTTATAACAAAAGACCACAGGTGGAGCCGACCACTTTAAAAAGGTTAGTAGGAAAATTATAGGAGGGTTTAAAAATAATGTTAAAAGAATTATTAGGTGAAGAATTATTTAAGCAAGTATCAGAAAAAATTGGTGATAAAAAACTAATTGTAAACGATGGAAATTATATTCCTATCGAAAAATTCAATGAAGCAAACGAATCAAAAAAGGAATATAAGAAACAGATTGAAGAACGAGATAAGCAATTAGAAACATTAAAAGTTAAAGCAACAGGGAATGAAGAATTAACTAAACAGTTTGAAGAGTTGAAATTGAAAAATGAAGAAGCAACAAAGCAATATGAGGAAAAGTTAAAGAAACAGACTTTTGACTTTAAACTTGAAAGTGAATTGTTAAAAGCAAAAGGTAAAAACACCAAAGCCATCAAAGCATTGCTGGATGAAAGTAAAATTATTATTGATGGTGACAATTTAATAGGGTTAGACGATCAATTAAAAGCATTGCAAACAAGCGATGCTTATTTATTTGGAGAAGCAAGTCCTATAGGTGGATCAACAAATCCTCCTGGTGGCGGTAATCACAATCCAGATATTGATAAGCAAATTGCAGATGCAATAAATGCAGGAAATAATGTTCTTGCAATATCGTTAAAAAATAAAAAATATTTTAATAATTAAAACGTAAAGGAGATTGATTTAACATGGCAAACGTAGCAGCCGGAACAGTATGGAATTTACCTAATTATACAGGGGAATTATTCACCTCAGATGTAGTTAATACACCTTTTCTTTCAATGATTGGTGGCTTAACTGGTGGTATGCAAACAGATAATTTTGAATTTGCAACAGATAGTCAGTATTCACATGAAGCAGCAGCACAACCAGCTATTACCGAAACTGCAAGTTTAACAGCACCTACAGCTATTTCATATGTAAGAAATCAAAGTAAAAACGTGGTTCAAATTTTCCAAGAAGCAATTTCTATTTCTTATGTTAGATTGAGTAATCAGGGAAGATTAACTGGTATTAATACTGCTAGTGCAGAGAACAACGTAACTTCAGAAAGAGATTGGCAAATTGCTAAAGCATTAGAAAAAATTGCTCGTGACGTTGAGTATAGCTTTATCAATGGTGTATATCAAATTGCTGTTAATGCTGGTGTAGCGAATAAAACCAGAGGTATGATTGCTTTATCTACTGTTAATACAGTAGATGCTTCTGCTGGTGCTTTAAGTAAAGCTCTAATGGATACACTTCTTTTAGAAATGTTTGCCAATGGAGCATATTTCAAAAATCCTGTAATCTTTTGTGGTGGTTTTCAGAAACAGAAAATTAGTGATATATACGGTTATGCTCCCACAGATAGAAATGTTGGTGGCGTAAATGTCAAGCAAATAGAAACTGATTTTGGTAATATAGCTATTGCTGATCCTCATAGATTCATGCCAGCAGGTACTTTGTTGGTTGCTGATATGAGTGTAATTGCACCTGTATTCCAACCTGTACCTGAGAAGGGTAATCTATTTTATGAGCCTCTTTCTAAAACTGGTGCTTCTGAAAGTGGACACATTTTTGGACAGGTTGGTCTAGCTCATGGCCCGGCATTTATGCATGGTACTATAACTAATTTAGCAACTTCCTAAATTTAACCATATAGGAACTAACGTATAAGGGGAAGAAATAAACCCCTTATACTACTATAAAATATAAAGGATAGGTGATTATTTTGGCATATGATTTTAATTCAATTAGAAATCCAATAATCAAGAGATTGTTTCAATCAATTTTTAATCTAACTTCAGGTCATGATCATGATGGTGTAAATAGTAAAGAAGTCACAGTGGGAACAGTAGCAGATGGAGCAATTGAAACAGCAAAAATAGCAGATGGAGCATTATCCGCAGATGCCACTGGTAGAGCAAAAATGGCAAATGATTTTATTAGTGCTACACAACTAGCTTCAGATGCGGTAGAAACAGCAAAAGTAAAAGATGCAAATATTACTCTTGCAAAATTAGCAACAACAGCAAAAGTTAATATGTTTAATTATCAAATTGAAGATTTGGGAGCAGGTGTTGATATTGCTGATAGAGTGATATTTGTAGCTCCAGCAGGATTAACTATAACCTTAGAAAGTGTATCAATGATTCCACAAGGTAATGGAGCAGGAATTGATGATGGAAATAATTGTCTTGTTGGTGTAACCAATGGAGTTAATTCAATTGTATATACAGCTTATGATTCAGACCCAGGCTTCCCTGCTGTTGGTACAATAAATTCTTTAGGTACACTTGATGAAACTTATAAAGTATTAGCAGCTGGTGAAAAATTATTGTTAAATGTTACCAATGGTGCAACTGCTAATCCTCCTGCCATGATGCTTCAAATTACTTACACTTTAGCAGATGCTCCAGACTAAATTTAGATCATGCATTATTAATTATTAGGGGTTTAATAACCCCTAATTTATTTTTAAGATAGGAGGTAGAATATTGAGTATACCAAGACAAACAGAAATAATGGAAAATGTTTTTGATTCTTCAGCAAATAAATTGAAAATTAAAGATACAGATTTAAACACAAAGATTGATGCATTAAATGCAAAAATTGATAGTATTATTAGCGGTGCTACTCCTGCAAGTATGCAACTAACTGGTAGAAATGTTAAACAGATAAGTGTCACATTTAATACAACTGTAGGTGCAGGTAGCAACGCGACGGAAGAAATAGTTGTACCATCAGGCAAAATATGGATAGTGCAAGACGTATCGTATAATGTTATAGCTCCAAGCGGAGCTATAAGTGGTACACATTTTTGTGCAGTTTATTTAGGTAGTATATTTTTAATTTTAGGTACAGCTGCCTTTAACAAAAAACTGGAACGAGGTTATTCCGGTTGGTATAACACATCGACAAATGAGCAAATGCAATCATTTATACCGAATGACTTAAAGGTACAAGCTAGTATTTTTAAGAATTTGAAAATATCAAGCGGCCATACTTTGTTTTTTAGGTATTTTAATTCTACGGACGTACTACAAGAGGGCGTAAGAACTGTAAGATTAAGCGTTGTCGAGGAGGCTTTATAATATGGTTAATCTAAAACTTATAGCCGAAGTTAAAAATGAGAACGGTGTTGTAATTGGTAGGACATGGTCAGAAAGCGAAAACGAATAATTTACCCAACTAACGAAGGTGCGTTAGTTTGTAAACTGAGTGTGATGATTGAATATTTAACCTTAAAAATGAATAAAAATAAAGACCTCTTATTTTTTAGAGGTCTTTTCAGATTCTAAACCAATTTTAACAAGTTTCCTAATAGCTTCATTTCTATTTTTCAGTTTTTGCTCATGCCAATATTTTTCTATATCTTCAAGCATATCATTGGGGAATGTTACTAATATTTGGACATTCTTTTCTTTATCGACAGCCATAAAAAATCACCTCCTAAAAGTATTATAAGTTATATAACCTATATTGACAAGTCTTATTAATTGTAGTATATTCTAGTTATATAAGTTATATAACTAGGAGGATGAAATAGATGTTAATATCAGAAGCATTTAGATTTTATGAAAAAGATAAGAAGTTATTAAATTATTCTATTAATACTTTAAAAGCATATTCCTTGCAGGTTAAATTATTGATTAAGCATTTAGGTGATATTGAAATATCAGAGATAACCTATGTTCAACTAAAAGAATATTTAATTCAACAAGAGCATTTAAAACCTGCAAGTCTGGGACACAGAATTCGTTTTGTACGTTCATTTTTTAGATATTTGCATGAGGAAGATTTTATCCAAAAAAATGTATCATCAAAATTAAAAGAGCCTAAAATGGGTGCTAGAATACCAAAATCTTTTTCGGAAGAAGAATTAGAATTATTACGTGATGGTTGTTCTACAATAATACAAAGATTGTTAATTGAATTTTTCTATGCCACTGGTTGTCGTATTTCGGAAGTTAATAATGTAAATATAGTAGATATCAATTGGCAAGATAGAAGTATAAGAGTTATCGGAAAAGGCGACAAAGAAAGAACAGTATATTTTACTGTTAAATGTCAAATATATTTAAAGAAATACTTAGAAACAAGAAATGATACATGTGAAGCATTGTTTGTTACTGAAAGAAAACCCATTAGAAGAATGAGTATTGCAAGGATTAGGGAAATAATAAAAGACATTGCAAAAAATTCAGAAGTGAATATTAACGTATATCCACATAGATACCGTCATACACATGCTCAGATGATGGTGGACAGAGGTGCTTCATTGGATATCGTTATGAATGATTTGGGACATGTGCGAATCTCCACAACAATGATATATGCACAAGTATCATCTGAAAGAAAAAGGCAAGAGTATAATAAGTATATGAGATAATATAGAGGTGGTGGTGATTTATGGCAGTATTAATTACCGTAAATGAAAATAGCTATATATCTGTGACAGATGCAGACACATATTTTAATAATAGGCTCTAT